CGGGACAATCACTGGCGCAAATGCAGGGAGGTCATTTGCGCCAATAATTATGGATGTAAACTCGGCAAGTATTAAAAACTTTAAAGAGTCTGACTATAAAATTTCAGTCTTTTACCCTGAACCAATTGGGGTGCTCACTCGTTTGACGGTTCGATGGTACGACAAGAACGGGTCGCTTTTGAATTTTCGCGGCCTTGATACGAATTCATTCGTTGTTCGGGTCCACACCATAGAACACCCGAGACTTCCACCTCCTCCACCTGTTGAAGAAGTTGAGCTCAAACGATACATTGAAGTGGTGGCGCCTCCCGCGCCTCCTGAAAAAAAGAGGAAAATTCCGTGGACTCTCATTTCAATTCTTATTCTCATCGGAACTCTCTTTTACTTTAACGTCCTACGGCGTACACCGTCTCGCCCTGTGTAATCTTGACATTCTTGGCGACTGTGCTCACCACGAGGAAGATGAAAACTGCAAGAAGTGTCGTGAAGATTGCAGAAATTATGTAGTACTGGCCGCCATTCTTGTTCACACGAACCACCTGGGAAATCATCCAGCGCACGACATCCATCCACGCAATTGCACTCGCAAACGAAAAGCCCGCAACGACAGAGTTGAGAGACATGGTCTCAAACTGAAGACCGACATTTGTAATAAGACCCGCCATTAATTACTGCAGAGGAAAAAAAACATCCTGCTGAAAGTCCCACCCCTTGGGGTCGTCATCAGACTCGTAATCTTCCTCTTCAATAATTGTCGAATATTTTGGTCTTTTTGGATGCCATTCTTCTGGATCTTCTTCAATTTCAATTTCAAAAATTTGCACCTGACTCATCTATAGCTTTTTTCAGCATTATTTCTGCTGGAGTTTCCGGCTCCCACGACGCCCATGAATCTGCACACTCGTTCATCTTGCGAGCCGTCTCGTCTTCATCGCCTTCATAGCGCGTCCATTCCTCCTCGTCTTCGTCTTCGTCTTCGTCCTCGTCCTCGTCTTCGTCCTCTTCATCATAAATCTCCGGGTACAAACTTCCGAGCTGTTTTCCAAGAACATTTCGGGCCGAAAACATCATTCCGTATTTCATATCCTCGACTGTAACTTCATTGCGGTTGCATGAATGTGCATAATGCGCAGCCAGAACAACTGCAGATTCCATGACGGGCTGAATAATATCCTCCATTATGATTCATAATTAGAAAACAAGACGGTTGCAATCCCGCGTTCGAGTGTTACGAAATTATATGCAAGTGCGTAGATTCGTATGTACAAATTTGTAGAAATTCCAGAATTTAAATTGAATGTGAATGTCTGGTTCAGTATTCTCGAAAAGTTGACGTGGGTCGTTGGCGTGTCCGATTGAGGATCTATGCTGAACGAATAGACGTAAAAGAGGCGGTCAGGTTTTCTTGTGTGGAATTCGAGAGGTTGGAGGATTCGAAGAAAGGTGGGTGTTCCTACAGTTTCTGGGATGTGTGTCACGTTATTGAATTCGAACGACATGGTCCGGAGAAAATCAGTCGTTCCGTAGTCGTAGCCTAGGGCGGAGTCCGCCTGAATGACGATGAAGATTTCCTTGACCGGGTTTGCAAACTGAGTTTTGCACTGGGCTCGTGTCACGCCTCGTTTCACAAAGAATTCCTCCTTTTGACAATGTTCGTTGAGATACAGCTGAAATGTACGATCAATGAAGTTCTTTTCGGGTTCATCCAGATATACGTATTCTACGTAAAGAGACGCATCAAACGGAATGGCCTTCTTAATGCTTGGACAAAACGTACTCGCCGGATTGAATGCGATTCTGACAATTATTGGATCTTTAATTGCAAAAATCGGAAAACCTTTTTTCAAAATGTAAAATGGAAGATCAATCGTATATGTCTGGAGGCCTCCGGTTGATGTATTCGAAAGGTTTTTTCCTACGAGTTTTGTCAGTGCCCCTTGCTTGCTCGCCGGAACCTCGAGATCCGTTTTCATTTCAATGAATTCTCCAAATTGCCGATCGACTAATTGAGATCCAATGTATAAATCTGCGTGATGAATCATGAGCGTTCCGGCTGAATCCAAAATGTTGGACGTCCCGAAAACACCTGGGTTTTGAATTTTCAGGTACATTTTGGAAATAATGTCTCCTGAATTTGGAAGTTGGACAAATGTTTCACCTCCGAAATATTGACCGTCTGGTCCGAAAATGACTTCATCGATCCGAGATGTCCACCTGGTCTTTCTGGTGTAGCGTTCCCTGAAATAGGTAACTTCTGGATCGTGACTCAGAAAAACATCCTCTTGGCCGAGCGTCGCGAGAGCTGTTCTGCCAGCCATACTGCATTCTACGGCGAAATAAACATGAGCCCAGCGAGCCCATCTGCAACCCTGAGGACATTCTTTGATACGGCAGTCAATCGAAACTGTCTGGGCTGGTCGCCTGTAATGTTGAGTTCTACCAGAACCTGGCGTATCCGACTAAAGTTTATTGGACTTTTGAACGTCTTGGAATAAAAATTCCGAGTCGGGAAATTTATGAAATTTTCAAAGGGTTCAATAATTCCTAGTTGGGTCGTATCTGTGATTCGATTTGTAAGAATTTCCTCCCCGTTGAATGAAAGACCGAGGCGTTGGAGGCCGTCGTTGATCCAGTTGTAAGGAACTGTCCCGTCTTTTTGGATGACGAAAAACAAGCACGAAATTGGATTTTCCAAAATAATTTCAAAGTTTCCATTCGAAAGTTTGAACGACTGGTACTGGTACTGGTCGATGACGTACTCGAGAGTTGACCGCCCGATCCACGAAATTTCGGGTTGGTCCAGGTAGACATACTCTACGATGAGTGTCGCCTGGACAGGGTTTGTTTCGACAATAGGAACTGCCGTAAGCGCTTGGAGCGTCCTGAATGTGATCCAAATCTCCACGTCTTGACGGTTAATTGTCGAAATTGGAAGGTAGGATCCCGATTTTCCGTAAAAGTAAAATGGTAAATTGACGTAGTAGTCTCGCCCGGCTGAAATGGTCGTGTCGTACTTTCCAGTCAGTAAAGCGAGCGCCGGTTGATTCTCGTACGGAACGTTAATGTCGTTCCAAATTTCAATGGCTTCGCCCGTGAGGCTCTGGATCGTCTGCCCTCCTATTTTTAGATCGGCCGTTTCGATCGCCCAGGTTCCTACAGAATCGTAGTAGTGGTAGCCTTCGTACGAAATTGGCAAACTCGATGATGTTAATGGCGCAAAGAGAACAAATTCAGAATTATTAAAAGTTCTGTTAAACGCAGGTTTTAGAAATTGCACTCCATGTAAAAATCTATAATTTAATACATATAATCTATCCACTCCTGTAACAGCCATTGACGAGGGAATTCCAATGGCTGCTCCCTCGCCTATTCCATTTTTAATGGTGTAATCTTGGTGTCCTCCCGCAATTGTAAATACGAGATTTCCTTGATTTGTAACTTTATAAACTGCTGAAGTCTGGTTATCCATAATGTAAAGGTTGTCTTGAGAATCAAAACGTATTGAAATGATTGATGAATACTGTGCATTTTTAAAAAGAACTCCATTATAAACCTTGCCACCAAAATAATAGTCTCCATTAGAACCAATTTGATCAACAATAGGTGTTAGAATTCCAGAAGTAGGATCGAACGTATACATGTATGGATATGCTTCATTACCCGGTGCCATGTAAATTATACCTTTTGAGTTAATACACATGGTATAAAAACCTCCATCTAAATTCTTCATAGATAGAATAGTCTCAACGTATCCATTGTATATTTTACGTAGAAGAGTGTAGAATTGATCATACAAACGAAAATTTTCGATGATATATAATGTTCCATCTGGTCCACATGCAGAGCACGATGGATCTGCAAAACTTGCCTCACTAAGTGTCCCATCGAGAGGTAACCTAGTAGATGGAGATGGGGGCATTACACCATCTCCTGCAAAATATTGCTTACTTTGACCTACTGGTATTTTATACCATTTAAAACTATAATATTCAAATGTATAAATTGTTTCATTCGAATCAATTGATGAAGTACTGTATATGGTATCAAATGTTTCAATCAGTGAAAGAGTCGTTCCGTTATCTATCCTATATATTTGACTAAAATTAGCTACACAGTATAAATTTCCAGAAGTACCAGAAAATAATTCATAAAGATTATTATTATCAGGTAAAATTGAATTAACGTTTGACCAAGGACCTGGATACTCAGTTGTTCCTATAGTGACAGAAATATTAATATTAGTTTCTGCAGTATCGACTCGAATAGGAACTCTTTGATTATATGGACCCGTAATATAATAATTATATTGTGCATTTGAAAATGTAATTGTAGTAGCGTTTGAAACATAGGATGTCACCATATACGTTCCGACATTTAAGAATATGACATCATTTGGAAAAGAAAAAAATGTGGATGAACCGTTTGATGTAAATGTAGAAAAATCAAGTGGATAATTGATGGATCCGTTTGTTTCCAAAACTCCATTGAATGGAATGATGTGGCCACCGTTCGTGTATCCGTTTGTCCCTGCATTTGGAAGTCCTTGATACTTTAGCGTGAAATATGTATAATCGAGGAGAGCATAGTTTGTAGCAGTGTTGACTCGTATTTGATATATTGCCGAATTTACAAACGAAAAAAAGAATTCACCTGTACAGTAGGTTCCATTAGGAAATGTTTCTGTATAAAGAACATTTCCATTTAGACCATTCAGGATATCAATTGATTGAATAGGTACGTCGGTCGTAACAACTCCCGAAAGAATATATGTTCCTTGTTGATAAAGGACAAATGAATTTCCGGAATTTCCGGTTGTTGTTGCACCAAACCCTCTAGTAATAAAATCGGTCCCAAGCCGTATAACTTCAGATTTTGTATATAGTTTACCACCTGTATTTTTTCTAAAAAATGCATCAATTTCTTCAATGTAAATATAAGAATTCGAATCAACTGGACCTGTTGAATAAATATAATACGAATAAATATCAGAATTGACAATATTTAATGGTAAATATCTAAGAGGTTGTTTATAATCATTACCATTTGGCGAATAGTTTATCAATGGAATATTCGGTTCTCCGTCTAATGTATCATTATTTGTACCAAGAGAGAATAAAAAATTTGCTCGAATTATAAAATTACCATATGATTTAAAATAAAATCTTCCGCCAGGTGTTATTTTCCATGCATACGGTGAATCTTCGTTTGTCCACTTAGTAAGATCTATGTACGATGGAACTGTCGTATTTTTTGGCTGTGTACATTGAAAAAAAAGACTTGAAAGAGTATCTACGTATAATCCTGGAGATTGATACCATCCTGCTTGTTGGAGTGTAAAATCTGGGATATTTTTAAAAATTAATAAACCCGAATTATCTATTCCTATAGAATTTTTTGCATCAAACCCGAAAAATTGTGCATTTCCTTGTGAAACTTTAATTATTGAACCAGTTGGAAAAATAAATTTGTTTACATTTGGATCGTATTTCATTACTGAAATCAAATTTTGAGCCCAAAATGCAAAACTTGTAGCATTTGAAGAATATGGCTGAAGACCAAATGGCCAATTTACAGAATAGTTTGTTCCGTTAATATATATACTATGTTTGGCTGTGTCGGGCTGAATTCTAAAAAACCAGTCCGCCCCGTAGGTTGCGAGCGGCGGAAGGTTCAACCGGAGCGTCGTTGCGCGGACAAGATCCCCTTTAACAGGTATCTGAACAATATTATTTTGACCCATTGCAATTGCAGATCCTTTGAATGGAATTTCGTACGCTTCGAGAACAAACGGGGTGTGACGCTTGTAGACGCTCGCAAAGTATGTGATCGAAGGAGTCCCGGTCAGGTACACGTCTTGTTGACCAATTGCAGCCAACTGGATGAACCCAGATGACATTCTGTAATGGGCGCAGAATTTTATCGACTGCGCTCCGCGCACTGAGTCTTTTTATGCTACGAATGTAGGGATGACTCTGAACCTCAGAAAATTTGATCCGAGTACGATGGGTGACGACAAGGTGTGCATTTTCATAGGAAAAAGAGGGACTGGAAAGTCGACGCTCGTGACAGATATTCTTTGGTACAAGCGTCACCTTCCAGCAGGAATTGCAATGTCAGGAACAGAAGATGGAAACGGACACTACAAACAATTTATTCCTGATATTTTCGTATATTCAGACTATAATGCAGGAGCACTCGAAAAGATTATAGAACGCCAAAAAAAGCTTACCCAACAGGGCAAGGCGAGCCCCGTCTTTGTGCTCATGGACGACTGCATGTACGACAGATCATTCATGCGGGACGTTGCAGTCCGCCAGCTTTTTATGAACGGAAGACACTGGAAAGTCTTTTTTATGATGACGACCCAGTACGTCATGGACATGACCCCCATGATTCGAACAAATGTAGATTACGTCTTTGCGCTCAGGGACAATGTACGGCAAAATCGCGAGAACTTGTACAAGGCGTTTTTCGGCGTCTTTCCAAACTATGACACGTTTTCGCAAGTTATGGATTCGTGTACTGAAAATTACGAATGTCTCGTTCTGGACAATACATCAAAGTCGAACAAAATTACAGACTGTGTGTTTTGGTACAAGTCGCCGATACGAAAAAACTTTCGAGTTGGCTCGCCCTCTTTTTGGAATTACCATCAACGGTTTTACAACCCCAGACACTTTAGCCAAAAATCAGCAGACCCAGCAATCAAGAGAAAGAGCGGGTCAATAGTTGTGAAAAAACGTGCGTAGCATTTTGTTTTGAAAAATAAAAATTACAATTATGGAGACGTATGATCCCGCGAATGAATCGACTCCGATAACAGTCGTCGTCGAGGAAGAGCCAGCTAAAGAGGAGGAAAAAAAAGGTGTTCCGACTGGGCTTTTGCGGCCAGAAAAAAAGGTTGATGAAGATCAAATGGCAGATCTCTCGAGTCCGATTGAAGAAGTCATGCCTGGCCCAGGCCAAATGATGCAAAATGAAATAATGGGTCCTCCGCCGCCAATCATTCCTGGTCCTTCTCCCAGGGTCTCGAAAAAGAAGACGGCGAGCACCAACCCATTTGGAATGACTGACGATCAGTACACTGCCCTCATCGCCGGTGTTTCTGCAGTCATTGCATTTTCTGAACCTATTCAGGGAAAACTCAGTTCTATGGTTCCAAAATTTCTGGGAGAATCAGGGAAGCATACAACGACCGGTCTCATTGTGACTGCACTGGTTGCCGCAATTATATTCTACTTTGCAAAGAAATTCATCAAGGATCGCGTATAACGTCTCCGCAATAGTTTTTAGTTCCTTCATTTACATAAATTCCATTTTGAATTGCAAGATCTTTAATCTTTTTAAAATTATTCCAAAAACCATTTGAATGATCGTATTCTGAAACGGACATGTGCGCAAGTTCGTGAAGGAGTACATAGGTTGCAGAATTTACATCGTTTCCCTCAAGGCAGATGTAAATTTCATATCCCTTGTTTACGTTTGACCCAATGACGCCATCTCGTTTTCCGTACATTCCCGTTATGATTGCGGGCTTCAGTACGGGCTTCCAGAGCGGGTCACCTGTCGCCCTGAGAATGTCAAGCATGGACCAGTATTTAATCTTGAGATCCTTGAGCATTTTTGGTTCACGATGTACGAAAAGGTTTGCGGCCCATGCTGTTCCTAGAATGAACATCCACATCTCTATCATTACAAAAGACAAATTTTGTGTACATGTCTGAAATCAATCCATTTGGTGTCAGCATCATCGGTTCCCACGAAACGAGTCTGAATTTCAGTTTTGAAATCAAAATGTGATTATCCATGTACGGTTCTTCTTTCCATTCTCCGTTGTAAAAAGGTCCATCGACTAGCTGCACACTTGCGTGACTCTTTAAATTTTTAATTTTATTTCCCAAAGAATCCTGAAAAATTCCATTCGGGTGACACATTGTTTGGATCCGAATCTTTTCGGGGGCGATTCCAATCAAAAGACCGCCCGGTCGAACCGCTCTTGAAATTGCATCGATTGATTCATTCAATGTAGTTTCATCTGAAAAAATGTAATGAATTGAAAAGTTGTAGCACACGACATCCCATTGTCCTGTCACGTGTCGAATGTCTCCTAGGCCCAAAAAATTAATTGAACCGTCTGACCGCCGCTTTGCCTCCACCAAAGACTCTTCATCTGGATCAATTGCGTCGACCCGTGCATTGACAGCTTTCCATTTGTTGAAATCTCCACCTCTCCCACAACCGCAATCGAGAACATGTGATCCTGGCCGGACCCATTGTTTGATGAATTCTCTTTTACAATTGTTGTGTAATTTTCTGAGCTGATCCATTTGACTTAAAAGAAACGCGCTTCATGTTTTTATATGGCTACTCTCGATGCTGATCTCACATGTATTCCTGGGCAGTACTTTGCGTGCATTTCTCTCGTCGGCCCGGAGTGTCCCCAGAAGAATGACAAGTTTGGTCTCAAAATTCGTGGAGCATTTTCGACTCGTGAGGAGGCGGCTACCCACGCAAAGCGTCTTCAGCGAGAGGATGCGACATTCGACATTTATGTGGTTGATATGTACAAGTGGCTTTTGATTCCTCCAGATCGCGATCAAATTGACGATGTTCACTACCAGGATGCAAAGCTCGAGGAGATTATGAGCAAGTATCGTGAGAATCAAAACGCAGCCGCTGCAATGTTTGAGAAGCGCAAGCGCGACATGACGGCCAAGCCAGGTACGGGCGATTTTCCGTACATTGATGCATCGGATGAGAATAGCAAGTACTATACAAAGCCAGACGTTCCGCCAATTCCACACCCGGCAGATCTTCTCGACGATCTGAAGAAGGAGTTTCCGGATGCGTCGATGGAGGAGCTCGTGGCCAAGGCTGATGTTCGTGTGGCTGCAGAGGTTCTCCGTCGTCGCGAGGCGGTGGCAGAGGATGTTCCCTCCATCCAGTAAATAATAAAAGATACTAAAAGTAATGAATCTGATTGTTGCAGTCGTAATTGCAATGATTGGGTCTCTCATTTCAGCCATTCTTTATGTGGCGATCGTACCTCAAGCTAGTGTAAGTTCAAGTTACAGTCAGTTTGATGTATTCAGGGACATGGAACCAAAGTCCCAAATTCGTGAAAACCCATGGGTCGGATTTATCCAAGAAGATGTGAGAAGGACGTCTGGATCTCTTGGAGATTTTACAGGGAATGATTCGTCCACAGTATGGACTTACCCTTTTTGAATAATTATCGGACGCATATTTGCAATTATAATTCCAAGAATGATACTTCCTAGAATGAGAGTAATTGGATTTATATTTTTAAGAAATCCTTGATGCTGTTCTATTTGCGGTGCGGGCTGCCACGTTTCCTCCACGAGGTCTTCCTGGGGGAGCGGCTCGGTTTTTTGGAGGAACGGAAGATTCTCCATCTGTAGTTTCATCATAGTTTTCGTTTTTATCTGAAACTACAAACCCTTCCAAATTTCCATCTTCATCGACGTCAGAGTCGGAAACATCTTCTTCATCGGAATCCGTCTCTAGAGTCGATGAAACATCAGAAACGTCGCTGTCGTAGTCCTCGGGATCATAGTCGTCTTCGACGCGTTCAACTGGCGTGTATCTGTCGGGAGGCTTTGAAATTCGTCCAGAACGAGTCTTACTGCCCGTGGGACCTGACTGTACTTGGAGTTCCATCTTCTGGATAATCATCAAACGTTTCGTTTAAGTACTTTGGAAAGAACTTGAATCCTTTTGTAAGAGCAATTTGGTTGATTTTAAGTTCTCCGTCAACCCCCAGCTCATTCCCAATTGCGTTTAGGCGTGCTTCAATGGTTCCATCATCGACAGCGGAAAGCCCAATGTCTCGTATATTTTCAATTGCGTGGTACAGAAATGAAGCAGATTTATCCAAGTCTGTCATTTTTTCAAATCCTCTAAGGTTTGTCAAAAAACGTTTCCAATTTTCCGGGTCCAACCCCGAATATGGGTGGACCATCTTCTCGTACTTTTGAAACATTCTCGCTGTTCCAAAAGGAACAAACATCCAAATTGCTAACAGAAGAAGAATCATCAAGATCCACATTTTTCAACTGTTCTCCTATAGATGGAGGAAGAATATGTTCTTGGCCGCTAAACTTGCAGCATGTTTCATCAAAACATTTCTGAGAAATTCGTCCTGAGCGAATCGAGAACCACACGTGATTTGATTTGTGTTCCCGGTTGATGTTTTCGCAAAATGTAGAATCCGTTTGAACGTACCATCCGTCGTGTTCGTGTTTGTGAATCTTCTTGACACGTGTTTTGTGTTGACCTTTTATATATTTCTGAATAAATTCTTCAATGCCTCCAATTTTTACTGGTTCGGAGTATGTAGAAGATTCTGACCCGTTGACACGGACTGAAAAGAGGCGTAGGATTTCAGAGTCTGGTTCTTTCGAAAATTCTCTCCCGTGAATTGATCTCCATGGAATGTAGGGATCGCCTGATGGCTTTTTGTGGGACCACAGCATACGAAGCCCAGACCCCCCGTAGACCATAGGATCGATGATTGTCTCCCACGGACCATCTCCGAGTGCAAGAATAATCTTGGTTCTCAGTTTGAGAGCATCTGTTCGGTCGACAATGAGATCTGGCCAGTGAATGTGGACCCCCGTTTTTATCCCCTCCTTGACCGGACGAGGTTTCGTGCGAGCAACGAGACAATCGGACACACTTCCCGTTGCAGAATGAATAATCTTACAAAAATTTAGAATATCATCGTCACTTAACTTTTCTGGATCTTTGTAATCAAAATCTATGAAAAACTTGAACCTCGGTGTCTTCTGTTCAACGACATAGAGTTTTTGACCGGATTTGATTGTTTGAATGTACTCCCGGAAGAATTCATCCGTCTCTTCGGGGGGAACATAGAGAATACCGCCATCCATAAGGACGTGGGTCATGGGTCCATGTGGAACCATCCATCGTTTAACCATTCATTTCCATACAGTCCATTTCTTTATTCTTCGTCATCTGAACTATCGTGTGTCAAAAATGACCAAAACGAGTGAGTTGAGTTTTCTTGCACCTTTTCAATTTCAAAGTAGAGTCGTCTGAGCGTCATTTCCTTTGCAAGTTTTTCCGGGTCAGAACCATCTTTTCTCAAATTTGCAAGAATCGTCGCAAGTTCAAGCTTTGTTCGAGTCATTTATCATCCCGTGACAAATTAAAACTTGTTTTATTCGCCGCAAGGGCGTGTTGAAAGTCTGGGTTTTCTAGGACATGTGTCCTGATCATTGGCCAGATGTTTGGCCGTTTTCCAATTGCATCGAGCGTCTCGAATGAACACTCGTCGTTTTCATCATAGTTTATGCGATACGGAACTCGGCACGACTCCATTTTGTTTTTTTCGTTTGTAAACTGTTGAACAACCGAAGAATGGTCACATTCAGTCATTGGAAGATCGAAAATGTACACGTGATATGTGTTGTGGACATTGACGCCGTCATCAATGTCTCGCTGTTCAGGAGTATTCGTAACAAATTTAAAATAGGAGTAGGACCCCTTCTTTAAATTTATAGTTCCGCGTGTTTCTTCTTCGAGTTCTCGGACCGCGCAGTGCAGTGGATTGAAAACTTCGCGTCGGCGACACCCGCCCGTAACAAACGTCCACTCCTTGTATCGTCGATCTCGAACAAGGAGAAAGTGCCGTACATCGTTAATCACGCTCACTGGTATCGCCATTGCTTTGTGGCGTTCTCTGGTTATCATCTACCATTTCGGCAGTAAAAAATTTATCAAGTTTTCCCCGTCTGGGGTCATAGGTGGCTAAAAACACAAGACATGCTAAAATTGCCCAAAATATCCAGTGCATCCTTTATGATGCATACAAAATTCCACCGGTTCCGTTCTGGATCCTGAGAACGTTGTAGTTGACTGCGTACAGGTAAGTTGTCGGGTACTTGATTGTGGAGCACAGAGCAAGCACACCGTTTGCAAGAACTGGAGGCGTAACTATCCGGAACGTGTCGAGCCGAGAAAAGTTGAGCGTGCCTGTTGGCTGGAGCTTGGACGTGTCGAGGCAGTACGAGATGACCGCGACATTTGCAGTTGTATTCCCGTGCATGTATCCGTATGGCGTGTTGTAGTAGTGGGGAACATCGACCCAGTGGGGCAGACTCCGAGACTCGCCAACGTCCACGCCGTTAATCTGAGTCTTGAACTGGTAGTTTGAAGAAGTTGATGAATTTGTGCCGTTGCTGTACAGCTGGGAATAGTTGACGGCTGGGAATGCAAGGAATTTAATAGGCTGCGCGAATGCAAACTCCTGGGTCGGGTTCGTGCCGATGATTGCACGTTGAACCTGGGTAATAAGAAGATCGTGCGTGGACTTGGCGAACCAGTCACGCTCCATCTGGTCGAGATACACGAAATTCGTCCAGCACCGGAGCTGCAGAGAGCTGTATGCCGGGTTGGAGTACGTTACGGTCCCGAGATTATTCACAAACGAAATGGTTGTTCCGAGAATTACAGACGAAGATGATACACTTACCGTCAGAGAAGATGTCGCTGGGGTCCATGCGGTGACAGTCACTGGACCTGGAGCAGGAAGACCTATGACGTACTGACCGACGGCTATAGATCCGGCAGACGTGCTCGAAACACCCCCGAGAGTGAAGGTAGCCCCAGAGGTTCCCGAAAGAATCTGGGCAGATGCAACTGGCGGAATGCCTGCGAGCTGGCCGCTAAAAACCGAACCGGCAATGTTGCTTGCAGCGGCGTTAGAAAAAGCAACCACAACGTTTGAATAGTAGCCATCGACCGAGCCGGCTGCGTTGCTATAAGAAATCGACTGAATAACGGCAAGATTCGAGTACACGTTCGATGACGAGACATTTGCCAGAACCATACCTGGGAATATGGGACCAGTCGTCTGTGAAAGGTACACGTTTGCGACGTTTGAAGAATAGACCGTGTCCGTGTACACGTTTGTGAATGCAACTGGAACGACCGATGTATTCAGGTACGGAGAGGTTGTCGAACTTCCTACATTGACGTTGATGCTGTTGTTCAGGTAGGTTGACCACGTGATGCGAATTTCGACATCGTGGTACTGGAGAGCAATGAGGGGTAGGCAGACTGACCAATCTTTGCAAAAGAAAAACTTGAGCGGAAGGAATGTCGCCTTTTGGTTGTTCACACTTGTAGAGTTGAGGTTGAGCAGGCGCTGGCTAAATGTTTGTGCGCCCGTCACTGGCTCAATGTCCGTCATGTACTCAATGTCCTGGGTATCGATAACCTGGCCGCCAATGAGGAGTTCAAACTTGTCAAACACCTGGGTCCAATCGAGATTTGTAATGATGGCGCCATTTGCGTCAGCTGCGGTAAAATATACATAACTCAGAAGATCGCCCTTCTTCTCGAAACGGATCGTAGAAATGCCGCCTGCTGCTGGGGAGCCCTGAATAATCTGTCGCTCGACCGAGTTTGCATAGTGCGTATATTTACGATATGTCGACCGGTAAAATGAAATTTCGGGCTTGCCGGTAAGCCACGTGTCCTGTTCGCCAGTTGCCACGAGTTTCACAACACCACCACTCATTTATCATTGCTCTTAGATTTTTTTATACAACAGAGAGCGGGGGCAATGCGACAGGGTTTGTCTCGAGAGCCTGGATGGCAACGTCGAGTGCATGTGGGGTTGCGTACGGATTTTGGTTCGATTTCTTCTCGTTGAATCTGTGGAAGCGTGCGTCGACATATTGCTGGACACGCCCGCCTGTTGTTGCATTTACCGGTCCTGGTTCAAATGGAGTTGATTCGGGTCGAAGCTGGGTCATTGCGCCGCCCGCATTGACCGGATCATTTCGAACATTCATCCGACCCGAGTTTCCTGCCCGATCTTCTTGAGAACGGAACCCGCTCGATCGAGTAAGACTTTTATTCGTGTATGCAGTTTCGCCACCCTCTGCGTATGGCTGATACACGTTAAACTGACCTGGTCCGTCGCTCAGAGTATCGTTTCGAAGGCCAGTCTGTTGGCGAATAGTAGATCGTGCAGTCTTGGGAAAGTCTGGGCGTTTTTCGGGCTTTGTAATTGCGCCACCTTGACCCTCGGCGCGGCTCTGGATAGGCTCGTGTGTCTGCGTCTTTGATTCTTTCGCCTCGTGACTCACGAGACCGAGAGGCGCGGGCCCGCCGTTTGGCACAAAGAATGAAGGAGGACCGTCACGCCCTTCGAGGCTCGTAAGCTTCTCCTCGTTGATATTCGTAGGAAGAGCACGGAAATATTGGTGAAATCCTCCGGCTGCAGCCACATTTGAATCGTACCCAAGTCCTGGTCCGACATTGACCCGCTCAATTGGTTGAAGATTATTCATTTTATTTGTAATGTATTCGCGCTCATACAGGTTGTAGACTGGCTGTCCATGGGGAAAGACTCGCGTGTCCATCTTTGTGTCTTGGAGAGACGGAATAGCATCCTTCGGCTGGAGACGCCAGTCGCCAACACGCCGCCCGAGATCTGGATTTGTGTTTCTCAAATCAAAAGCATCCTTGGCGTGATCACGTGCGTTTGACATGATGTCAATGTCACGACGAGTAATTGATCGAGTGGTTGCCGGCGGAGATTGAACGACGATTGAATCTGGGTTCCTTTCGCTCAATTTTTTACCTGCAAACACAAGACCGACTATTGCTGCAATTGCAAGAGGGTCCATTATAGTATTCCTTTAGATTATTTCTTTTGCAGATATCGTTGGCTGAAGCGGTTGTTCTGATCATCTGCAAATGTGCTCCGAGGATCCCATTGCATCCACTGGATGGGGACAGCTTGGGTGTCATAATAATTATTTGGGAAATCGTATGGCCGCTCGGTCATATCTTTCATCCATGACGTCGTGGGCTCTGGAACAAGATCACTCGTGACAATTCCAATGTCCTCCATCGTAATCTGAGCGGGACCTTGCCAGACACCTCGTTCGAGAACATTTGGAGCTGTCATAAGAGGTTTCGACATTACTATACCCTCGTAAATTATTTCGAGCCACCTCCGCCGCCCCGCAATTGTGTGGTTTCTGGAAAGTGGAAATTGAAATTGTCTGGGTCGCATGAAAGACCGCCCTGGTCTTTGCACATTGGGGAAAACTTTTTGCCGAATGAAGCCTCGGCGAAACCAGTTTGGTCGCCTGGAATTGTGGACACTGGCATCGTGTAAAAGTTCCGTTCGGCATCGCGAATCCGCTCAAATGGATGAATGTCGCTCCACTGCTGCTGAACTTCTCCTCGAACGCTCGGATACCATGCAGCGGAAGGACGATCGGGATCATCAACATAATCCGTCATGAGAACGTTCGCCATCGGGTTGTCTCGCGTTGGAAGAGTGACACCGGGACGCTGGGCCCCGCTCGAAATTATTTTTTTAGGATCGACAATCATGTTATTTTTATCGAGATAATACAAAACACAGAGAACGAGAATGGCCAAAGCAAACACCCTGGAATCGCGCTGGATAAAGTACACAATCAGAGAAGCATAAATTACAAACCGGGCAGTTGCAAGCATACGCTCTTTCGATGTTTGTTTATACGTTGGCCAGAAATTAAGAAGCTGATCAGATTTGAAAAGTTCCATCCTATAGTCTAGCGAGATTTTTTACTGCCCTTTTTCTTTGGACGGGGCGTCTGGGGAAGGAGCCCGGCAAGAGGACCATTCCCAGACATCATCGTGCTGAGCATACTATTCATTCCGGCCATCATGTCTGCGTCACCCCCCATCTTCATATTCTTGGCGCAACTCTCGGCAACAGCCTCAATCTGGGACAGCGCGTCTGGAGGAAACATGTTGAGCGTCATTGCAATCATGTACAGCGATGAAAGCCACTGCCAAATTGCCGTCTTGTTCTGATCAGTGCATCCCTCTTCGTACCAGTGCTTGTGAAGATAGAGCTTCTTTGCAAACTCATTCTCCTCACAAAAGAATGAAGGATCTTTTGCCATGAGCTTCTGAGCAAATGGAGAAACTTCCTTCATAAAAGTCTGGTACGCCTCGGGTCCATCTTTGTGCTCCGCCTTTGCAATGTGGAGCGCAAGGTCATCCCCCCATACAGATAGAATGTCGTCAAGAAATTGCCCCATCATGTCATTAAAAGCCTTTACAGTCGTCATTGTAATTGGATTAAATGTGTATTCCTTAACTTAAAAAGGTTCAGTCATTCGAGATTCATGTGTTCCATGTGCTTTGCTTGTCAAGAAATACACGAGGATGGCGACAAGAAATGCAGGTTTGAAATAATCTGAATTCTTCAATTTTTCACCTCCATTCATTGAATTTTTAATGTACACATAGCCGACTGTAATTGCAGCAGCTGCAATTGCGGCATTCACAGGCTCTCTGAGAAGTTGATCCATTGATACTACCCAATTTTATTTATACGCTTAGGAATACCCGGTGGAGCATCATCAAACAAGTTTTCATCTTGTGCTGGGACATTTGGCGGAGTCAATGTGTTGTTGACAGTCACGGTTGTGTCGACGCCTTCCGGAGTTTTTCCAAACTCCATATTTCCGGGCTCTGGTTCCGCCTCTGGCTCCGGTTCCGCCTCGGGCTCGTCTTCTTCATTGAAATCAACATCTCCTGAATCTGGCATTGAAAGATAGGTTTCAAGAATTTCAGCCGTTGGAACAAGTTCTTCAATGACATCCGCAATTTCATCCGAAAACCGTTTGAAGAGTTCCTTTTTACGAATCTCATCAGTTGTATTTTCGGTAATTATAATTGGGTCATCGTACAAATTGCGAGCACAACTTTCGTAACACCTTTGAACAAATACATCATTTGCAGGAAGTTTGATGCAAATCTTTTTTGATTTTTTGTCTGTCCGAATTGCGCTCAGAATCTTCACTTGAATTACAAAAACGGCAGCTACAAGACGTGGAAAGAGTGCATTTGTTTTTATGATTGCATCGGTATTCTTGTTTGAAATTGATGAATTCCATGTTTTTACATCTCTCAAAAGTTCTTGAAAAACCCTGGTCATGTTCTTGCCCTGAGAAACCTTTTTTGCCTCGAGCCAAATTTCCCAAAAGACTTCAATCATGACCGGAATCATTGCTTGACAAAGCTTTTTTGTGAATCGACGTTCAGATTCGTTGAGAAGATCCATTGTAATTAGTGCCCTTTTTTTTGTACTCGTATTTTCCCCGCAGCCTTGTGTAAATTGACGAGGCTCGGAAAAAACAAGTCGGGTGTTTCAATTTCTTGTTCAACTGTAGGCTCTGATTTCATGTGCCATTCAACTTTAATGTCAAATGGACCTACGAGATTTACTGTGTATCCGAGACGTTCAAGCTGGCGACACATGTACAGGACGGCCCTGGCAATATCGTAGCGAGGATACCCAACGACAAACGGAGGAACGCGTAGGATGCATTCTTTGTTTCCTAGTTCAGATGATGTTTTGATTTTTCTAGAAAATTGTTCGAGCAGCGCCTTGTACGTCTCCTTTTTCACGTCACTCCTCTTTTTTTCCAGCTTTACAACTTCCCTGGCGTGCATTCCTACATTAGAAATTCATCTTTTAGTTACTGACCGAAGCGCGAGTCAACAAGTCATTCTTGGAAAGTTGACTTTCAAATGAGGTTTTAAATGATTCCGTCAACTGGATCGGAAAGGTGTTGCTCCGAGAAGCATTCAGAGCAGCCTTGAGCTGAGCATCGATTGAATCCTGGATAGTCGAAAAGTTCTGATACGAGTCGGGCATGTAGGAATTCACGTAGGATACGGGATCTGATGTCGTTTCGGTATTGAGAATTTTTACAGAACCTGAATCATCGATGAGTGCAGTAATGTCAAATTGTTGTCCAAAGAAATGCCGGGTATTTAAAAACATGAGACGTGCATTGTATCTTCCGTCACCGACTGGCGTAAAAAAGAGCGTCTCGAGAGGGACCATGTCTTCTTGAGTTGTTTGGAATTTTTCTATAACCGCCTGAACAACTTCCAGCGGAACAGCCGTTCCATCATATACCGGCGCCGACGTTGCAGGCTGAAGAAGCGTCGATGGAACGCGGACAGCGGGAGCGGTTGAATTGAGTATGAAAAAAATAATCAGCCCAAGGAGCAACAGAAACACAAGGTCCGACTCCATTAGTAAGTGGTGCGAAAATATTTACGATGAAAAAGGTTGTTTACGATCAATGGCACTTCTTGTGTTTTCTGACAGATGTAAACATTCTCTCGATATCATAAACTATATAAAATCTCAGCCCGTCCTTACAAGCATTGTACGATTTCACAACGTCGTCACCCACGGGGTTCCATCCAAACAAATTACACGAACACCTACACTCGTCACAAACGAAGGAACAATGCACGTCGGGCGAGAGGTGAAAAACTGGCTCGAATCCATGGTTCCTGTGGAATTTGTTTCGTGGGATACGAGTCCGGATTTTTGCTCAAACCTGGACGGCTCAGAGTGCCATCCTACAATGTTTGAGCTTGACCGGTACGGAGAATCTCTTCAGCCAGAAATCACCCCAGAACTGGAAGAAAGAATTTCAAGATCAGTGACTGACGCACTCGCATCGAGGACTTAAAGATTTCTTTCTTACATGAAACAATGAGGGTAAAGACTATCCAGGCATCATCAATCAAATCTGTTTTCGAAGTTCTGAAAGATATAATTAATGACGTCAATGTATATTTTACTGCTGAAGGTATAAAAATTCTGACGCTCGACACTGCCCGAGTCACCCTTGTCCAGATGAATCTCTTGGCTGAAAATTTCGAAGAATACGAATGTCCGGAAGAGATTATTGCGGGGCTCAACATGGCAAACGTGCACAAACTTCTCAAGTCTGTCACGTCGTCCGACACGCTTACAATTTCGGCCGAAGGGCGAGATATTATGGAATTTACAATTGAAAATCAAGACAAGAATTCAATTACTCATTTTAAATTGAAACTTTTGGATATTAATGAGGACATGATTGAATTTCCAGACATTGAAATGAATGTCATTACGACCATGCAAAGCATCGACTTTCAGAGGTTTGTCAGGGACATGTCAAATCTCGGAAACGAAATGATGATTTGGCGCGAGGGCACCGAACTTGAACTGAGCTGCTCGGGTGACTTTGCCGAACAAAAAACAATAATCAGATACCCGGACGTACCTCCGTGTGATCGTACGGGGGGTGCATTCAGTCTCAAATACATTAGTCTGTACACAAAAGCGACAAACATGTGTTCGAGCATTCAATTTATGCAAAATTCAAAAAATGTGGACATGCCTATAATTTTCAGGTACACAATTGCAAATTTAGGAGATTTGAAATTCTTTTTGGCGCCAAATATTTCCCCATAAAGTTTTTATCCGTTGTCAAATTATGGAGGCAAGGTACGAAAATAAGTTGCAAGAATGTAAGACGGATGATGAAATTGCAGAATATCTTCTTTCATGTTTTTCATTAATAAAGGAATATACTGAAGAGACGGAAGAGACTGAGACGTCACATACGGCGCTCGGTGTCCAATTCAAGGTTCGAAAAAAGACGCAACGAAAAGATATTTTCAAAAAGTACATGAATGAAATTGAAGGTGAGTACGATCCGAAAGATTACACACAGGGGCAGAATGAACATGAATTACCATGCAAAGGGTGTGGAAAAGTTTTTACCAAAATGTTGGATCAGGTTTCGTCGGACGAGGTTTGCATGGAATGTGGTCGGGCAGAACGGTTCCAAGGGGACACCCTCGGGTTCAAAGAGGAACAAGAGACTGAGAAACACATTGTCTATTCGTACAAACGGGAAAATCATTTCAACGAATGGATCAGCCAATTTCAGGCGAAGGAATCTACGAGCGTCCCGGATGAACTCATCAATCAGCTTCGTTCGGAATTCAAGAAACAGAAGATTAAGAATGTAGGCGAGATTACTCACGAAAAGGTTCGCGGACTTTTAAAGAAGCTCGACAAGAACAAGTACTATGAGCACGCGCCGTACATCGCAACCATCATTAGCGGGATTCAACCCCCCACAATGCCGCAATCGCTCGAAGACAAGTTGCGTCTCATGTTTCACAAAATTCAAGAACCGTTCGAGAAGCACAAACCGGCGAACCGAAAAAACTTTCTGAGTTACTCCTACGTTCTGTACAAACTCTGCGAACTCTTGGGGGAGGACAGGTATCTCGAATGTTTTCCGCTCCTGAAATCAAAGGAAAAGCTGTACATTCAGGATCAGATTTGGAAGGGAATCTGTAAAGAATTATCCTGGGAATATTACAAAACAATGTAGCTAAAAAACTAAGGTTTTGACATATCACCATTCTTCAATCTCCGGATTTTCAGAGTGACGATCCGGAAAATTGATGAGGATCCCGTGGTCGATCCCCAAAAGTTTCATGTAATTTTTAACCTGAATTCTGTGAGTTTCATTCAACTTACTCACAGACTTGAGCTCGATGACTGTTGTCCGATCGACTATGAGGTCGGCCCGGACGTGTCCGACATTTTGACCGTCGTAATAGACTGGGATTATGCGCTCAGTCTCGTAGTACAGACCGTGTTTCCTAAGGGCGACTTCGAATGCGCAATGGTATACGGATTCGGAATAGCCAGGACCGAGAGAGGCCCAGATGTCAACCGCGATATCTTTGATCATTTTTTTATTTGATATTTACAATTTTAAGTGGATCTCGATTTTTTTCCTAATGCCTTGCAGCCTGTCGAGATGCTGAATTATTTCTGTTTTCAATATTTTTAATTTTATATACTATTCTTTTAGCTACATTTATGTGATTTTTCCAATTCTGATCGATAGGCTGCCCAAATTTCCATAAATTCGTAATTCTATTCGAAAGATTCGTATTACTTCTCTTTATACTATTGATCAACAAACGAGCATTTTCATTTGTCATATTTCTTGTAAAAAAATATGGAAAATATGTCCGAGCTGCTTGTATCGGAAGTTGTTTATTTCCGCGAACTCCAAAAGTAGGCTCCTTGATTCTCGCTATCATTTTTCTATATTTATTTAATACGTTTAAATTCCCAGTGTTTAGATTCAGATTTAAGTTTAATGAAGAACCGTTACTTACAGAACTTGCACCGGCTGTTCTTTTTAAACGCATAATTCTCGAAACTTCACTTTCGAAATTACGTATTTTTCTTAAATAATTAGTCAGTGTAATATTATATGTTTGAGGAACTTCAAAATATCTTTTAAAACTACTTGGAACAAAAGACATTGCTTGTCTTAAACTTTCTTCAGAAACAGCAGGATCTCCGCGGCATCCCGAAATAAATACAATTAATTTTCCAGTTTGGGAACTTCTTGCTGTATTTAAAATAGTTTGTAGGTTTTGTTTACTTCCATGAAATTGCCTTGCATCGGGAATTCCAATTTTCCATAGACCACATAATGTATCGTATACTATCTTGCCATAAGCCTCGTTTCTTGTATTTCCTGGTTGAGGAGAATCATAAAATTCGAGAGAATGATTTGCAATCAAAGATTCAGGTGGATAAATGTGTTTTTTCCAGTCCCAGTTTTTATTTGTAAGAAGTTTAGGTTTTTCTTCACGTGATAAAGTTCCTAGTAATAATTTTTTAACTTTATTTCTATTTTGAAATATCGATTTAAATTTTTGATTATGAACGTCACTTGTATCGCTGAGATATCCAGGTTTTGAAGTAAATATTACATAAGTATCTTTTGGAACAAGAACGGGTGGTAAACTTGGTTCATGTTGACCGTGCCCTACTGCAAGTGCAAATTTAAAATTATTTATATTAGATAAAATTGAATTAAGACGTGTATGTCTATTATTCATTATCATATCTCAAGATTTATTTACGCCCAAAAAAGAATCCTTTGACCCATGCGGCATCCTGCCTGTAGATGCGCGACGCTCGTGGAGCCATACGCTTCGTCAGAGTGCTCACCGCGATGAGCCGCCGAAAAACCGCGAGTGGATCCTCCATTCCGATGCGAATAGCCTTCATGAGCGCCTTGCGCCGGTTCGTCTTTGCCTCGACCGGGTGGTACCCAAACTTGGTGAGCATTCCGTGTTTGAGAGGACCGATGCGAGCCTTGGATTTTCCAATCGTCCCAACGTCATAGGCGGGAACGCCCCGAACGCGAACCGTCTTGGATTTGCGCATGTACGAGTATCCTGAACGACCCGGGGTTGCCTTGACCGAGATGCGAGTCGCAGTCATCTTGCGGAGATGAGACTTGCGAAGGTCTGCGTGCATTTATTCTTACAAAGAAAATTCTTGAGCGTAGCCGGCTGTGAACATCCGAAGTTTACTCTCACTTGACGCGCCGAAATCAAAAACATCCCCCTCACAAATTATGTTAAATGTCGGAAATGAATACGTGTACCGAAGTTTCATTGTCGCGTACAAGAGATTTAACGCATACGATTTTATATCCTTGACATCAATCATCCAATTGTCGTAACTCATTTTCAAAATAAGAACATCGTCTTTTCCGACAAATGGACCACCAGGTGCAGTCTCGATGGATCCACCATCAATGTAATTCATTCCATCGTTCAATTTTATACTCGAAAAAAGAAATGGAATTGCAATCGACGCACACACGGCGTCAAGAACGCTCATGTCCGGGCTCGTGTCTACGCTAAAGTACCGAATCTTTTCGAGCTGGACACAGTATGCCGAGACGTGTAATTTTACATTGAAAAAATCAAATAATTCCTTGAATGTAATGTCATCCTTTGATGCCTCGGTCACGCAAACATCTGAAAAGGTTTTTCTGATTTTTCCAAGAGGAATGAGTCCGTATTTTGTCAAGAGTGTTTTCAGATTCGGTCTCATTAGGTGATTGACGGGAATTTTGAGAGACGTGTCAAGAATTTTTTTCATGTCCCCTCGCGTCAAGCAATACATGAGACCGATGATTGCGCCGGCCGACGATCCAGAAATTTCTTCCAAATCTTTTAAATGTCCTTTATCGCTCATTCGTGTCAATGATCCGAGATACAGGTAGAACCCCATGGCACCCGGGCCTATTGCCAGGTGTTTCATTAATAGTATTCTGGAAAGATTCCTCGTAGAAACGCAAAGAGAATTGCAAAAACGAGGGCGTGCGTCATGACGGCCGTCGGTCCACCCGTGGATGGAATCGATACAAGAACTCCGGGGGTCAAAAGAACAAAGAGAACCGTCGGAACGACAATGTCCATTTTTGTAAGAGTCACCTTGACGACATATTTGCAAATCAGTGAATAAAGAATTGCAAAAAGAAAAGCATGAACGCCAGCCTGTACCGGAAGCTTTGCGCCTTTTGGAAATCCTCCAAAGAGCCTGGGGTTCATGAGTGCAAAGAGCATCGAAGGGACGAGAACTTTAGGGCCCGTCACATCAAACATTACAATGAGAATCTATATTTTCTTGTACCCAAAAATAAAATTGATTCTCATCGACAAGCTTGTACTGTGAGACACCCTGCCACAGGTCATATTCTGTCTGGGTCCGACATTCAGATGAACCAGATGGCTTCATTATAAACTCTACAAACTTTGGGTACGTTGTTTTGATTTTTATGTATCGCATCTCGCAATAGTCGCGAATTCCCATCCACGCGTCGAGAAGGTTCTCCGAGTGCCAGTCTTGCCAATCCTCTGGGTGGAGCGGCTCCGGCTCGTCGTCACATTCGTCAGATTCATACGAGAGCTCGTGAATGTCCCAGAGTTTTGGGGCAGGTGCATCGAGTCCAAACGACTCTTTTTTGAAAACCATTCTTCTTAGTCTCAAGACGATTCAAACCTTTAGACCAGTCACCGTGACACCAAATGTATCCTTTGTAGGGGCGGCATCCAGAATTGCCTGGAATGCACCCTCAACCTGGGCCTCGTTTCCTCCGAAAAATGTATTCAGACCAGCCTTGATGACATCCTTGGTCAAAGATCCCTTCTTTTTGGATTTCTTGAAATTAACCTTAATCTTCTCGTGAACCTTGAGCGTGTCAATCTCGTTCCGGGCCATGTGTTCAGTCACAAACTTGCGAAGTTCTTTTTCGCGCTTGTTAAGCACTGTGAGATCTTTGCGAGCTGAGGCGAGCTGGGCTTTGAGTGCGATCCATTCGGTCGTCACGGTCTTAAAGTCCATTTTCTATTGTTGAAGAGGTTATTCTCTATTTAATTTCGCAGTTACTGGTAATCATTCATTATATCAAACTGTGGGCGCATAATGTCTGGAGGAATTGTGCTGAGGTTGAAGATGCTGACTGGGTCACGAGGATTCATTGGCTCTGAGCGGTACTGACGATTTGCGTTCCGGAGAACACCACCGAGCGTCTCGGGATACCCAATTTGGCTCCGGGGATCGAGGTAATTCTGGCCTGAAAGAATGGCTGATGGATCATACTGGCCAAAATCGTCGGTCGAAACTACTTCACGAGGAATGAGAGCAGCTGAGGAAATCCCATCCATTCCCCAAGACCCCATTGAATCTTCCATGGCGCTTGCTGGAGCTCCCATGTTCATTTGTGGTGGTGGTGGTGGTGGTGGTGGTGAGGGCTGAAGTGGTGCCGCGTAATAGGTATCCCTGACATTTCCACCCATGACCTGACTGGCGGGCATCTTTGGTGCATCAAACCCACTCATCTTTGGCATCAAAAACAGGATGAAGAAAACTGCGGCCAAAAGCATGATTGCGAGACGTTTTTTTTCCATCTTATAGTATAATGACGATAATTTTTTTGGGCTAGTCAATGTCGATGTAGTCTGTTGGGTCATCAGTCTCATGCTCGTCATCGGCTGGCTCATCGCTAAAAAGGTAGGCCTGGGGAGGATCCTTCTTTGGAGTCCGAACACGAACCTGGACTACACGCCAAATTGGCCCGAATGATTTTTTCAAAAACCAAAGTCCAGAAATTTCAAAGACGACGTCGCACTGTGTTCCCGCTGGAACCGCCTGGAGTTCAACTGATGTCTTCTGTGAATCAAATGCAATTGTACGAACCTGGCCTTTTACACTCAAGAGACTTGCATCGAGAACCCCATCCGTGACGCTCTCCTGATATGCAGCGTTAATTACATCATCCGCCAAATCCTTCCTGAACCATTCAATCTTACATTCTTTGGCCTTTGCGAGAATCTCTGCATCAATGCTGGAAAAGATGCTCGAGTCGCTCACTTTGAATGAAACATTCTTATTTGAGAGATCATCCTGAAGAACCAGGCCATTCACCTGGTGACGAACAGGGCCAACTTTGAGAAAATATCGGCCATTTGGTAGCTTCTGAGGTGTTCCGTAGTCCATTTCAATGAATAAATAGTATATTCTTTAAATCAGATGACAACGTGTAAAGGTGAATTTGTTTCAAAAAACTGTTTATGTTTAGCTGACCCAATGGATCCGTATGATTTTATTTGCGGCTACGTGAATAAACAGAATGGCCTCGTGTATCCATGCGATCCTGGGTGTTGTGGAGGAAAGTGCAACAAGACGGTTTCTGGGGTTCGTTTCAAAATTGATCCGTCACAGTATTCCGACAATTTACCCCCAAACTTTAATGTAAATTTACCACAGTCTGACAGTGCAAGTTCAATAGGGTCTCCGATTCCACCGCCTGCACCACCGCCTCCTAAACTCTGGAAAGTCGCCGTTGTTCCGATTGTAATTCTATTTATGATGATTCTACTCCTTTTACTGAGATAAAGGCTACTTGAGTGAGTACTGTAGAATGGACCAAGTTCAGATTGATGCACTGCTCAAAGAGATTAAGGCTCTCCGCAAGGACATGCGCAAGATTCGCCAGCACATTGAGGATCCTCAGGGCGAAAAGGCAAAGGCTCGTGCCGCAAACAACGGGTTCAACAAGCCTATGAAGCTTTCTGACAAGCTTCGTGCATTTCTCACACTTGGTCCAGAGGACATGATGTCTCGGTCCCAGGTGACCCGGAAGGTGAACGAGTACGTCGAGGCAAAGGGTCTGAAGAATGGCCAGAAGATTACGCTCGATGCGACTCTCCAGGACCTCCTGAATGTTCCGGCCGACATTCAGGTTACATTTCTGAACATCCAGAAGTACATCAACCCTCACTACATCAAGGATCCACCCGCGGCTCCTGCCAAGACTGACGCACCGGCGGAGGCTCCAAAGGAGAAGAAGCTTCGTCCAAAGGTTGTAAAGGCTTAAACAAGAGACTTTTATAAAATAAAAATGGAGCCCGCACCTACGATTTCAAGAGATTTGCTTAATTCGCTCGTAGGAACAAAAATAAACAATATTGAAACGTATCAGCGCGCTTTTACGCACAAGAGCGCCCTGAAGCGTTACTCGGGGCTGACGGGATCGTATGAGACCCTAGAATTCATGGGTGATTCTGTTCTGGGGTTTATAGTCACGAAGCATCTTTTTGATTTGCATGAGAAAGAGCGTGAAGGATTCCTGACCAAGGCGCGAACGAAGATGGTGAGAGGAAAGACGCTCTGTGAGATTTCAAAGGTTCTTGGTCTTGACAAACTCACAATTATGGATGAAAAAGGGGAGAGAAATGGGTGGAATACAAACGAACACATTATGGAGGATGTTTTTGAGGCGCTCATCGGTGCAATTTACATCGATCTCGGAATGGTCCATGCAAAGAATTTTATACTCGAAAGTTTCAAAAAAGTGAAGACGTCTCTCGTAGACGACAATTACAAAGATCAGCTGATGCGGTGGTGCCAGGCGCTCAAGTATCCTCTTCCAGAATATATTCTTTCTGACACAATCAACGGAACATTTTGCATATCCGTTTCTGTAAATAATCTTGTAGAAGGTTTTGGATACGCGACAACAAAGAAGCAGGCTGAACAAAATGCGGCCGAAATTGTACTTAAGACGGATACGCGTTTTAAAGGAAAGAATGTCCCGATTGCTGGAACGAGTAAAGGAACTCAAGGAGGCGACGTATGCAGAACAGAGGTCTGAAGAGTGGCTTAGACTTCGTGAAAATATGATTACTGCAAGCGACGCTGCATCTGCAATTGGTGAGAACCATTACGAAAGCGTAGAATCATTTGTAAAGAAAAAGGTTCTTCGAACACAATGGGCCGGAAATGCAGCAACTGCCCACGGAACACTTTTAGAACCTTTTGTACGTGACATGTACGATCAAAAATTTGGAAAAAATACAACAGAAATAGGTCTTGTCCAGCACCCAGACTATCCATTCATCGGAGGATCTGCCGATGGAATCACCGATGACGGAATTCTTCTCGAAATCAAATGTCCTCTGACTCGAAAAATCGAAGCAAAGGTTCCAAAATATTACCTTCCGCAAATTCAGCTTCTTCTTGAAATTCTAGATTTTGAAGAATGCGATTTCGTTCAATACAAACCCGATCCGGAAGAGTTTGTCGTTGTTCGTGTCCAAAGAGACAAGGAATGGTTCAAGGAAAAGCTTCCGATTTTGAAAACCGTATGGGAGAGAATTGTCAACGGACGTGCCAATGGCCTCTGCGAACTGAAAGATGACGACGAACAATACATTAAGAAGAGCATCTCATGTATAATAAAAGATGAGCGGGTGCCGCCACAAAATGAAGATTCTCAAGTGTAAGGAGTGTAGTGGCATGTTTTGCACCAGGTGCATCCAACTTGAGAATCATTCATGTCCACAATTGGCAAAGCGAATTGATACTGAAAAACAAAATTTAGAAAAAAAGCTAATCAAGGTTGTTGCTCAAAAGATTATTCCTATTTAGAAATGTACATTATAAGTGCGGCAAGGCCAAGAAGGATCATAATGTCATAGTCTTTATTCTTGTGACCAGACCATTGAAACTGAAATGGAGCCGTCTTCTTTTCAATCTTTTCAGAAACTTTATTTAGACCTGGGCGATACCATGTTGTTGTCACCATGTCTGGGTACTCAAACATGCGCGCTGGATACCCGAGGAATGGCGCAGGACTCGGTGCAGCTTCGTTGACCATGAGTGGACCGGATCGATTGAGATGGTCTGGTGTAAAGTGCGAGAGATCGCTGTTCGGGTCACCGTAGTTTGTGGGAGTCTCATCTCGCTCTACGATAAAGGTTCCATCGGGCCCGTCATAAAAGCCTCCGTTTGATGGAGTGCCAAACGTATTTGTGGCTGTAAACGGATTGATGTGCATCGTGTCGTCAATTAGGGTGGCTGTTGCCATTAATAAGATCCTACATTTTTTTCGACTGGATAATTCTTTCCATGAACTTTACTTCTATGAAGTTCCCACATTTCATCAAGATCGACATTGAGCATGTGAGCAAGTTGGAAAAGATAACTGAAAACATCTCCCATTTCCATTACAATGTCAATTCCACGATCCTTTTTTAAATTTGTTTTTTTGTAAAGATGCTGATTTTGCCGAATGGCGCTCGCGAGCTCTCCATTTTCTTCGGTGTACAACATCCATACTGTACTTATCGGCGCCTTGTCCCATCCTTTGCGTTTACACAATTCTGCAGTTTCAAGCTTGTACCGGTTCATCTTACATTCCCTACAGCCACAGGCCTTATCTTACTTTAGCAAGGTTTGCGAGAGGTTTCTGATACTTGATTACGAGAATGAGCGCACCCAAAAGCAAAAGAATGTCAACCGCCTGAACATAGTTTTTTATGGATTTTTCATTTCGAACAACTGTAGAAACCCATGGCTCGACGACGACACCTCCGAAAAGTTTAATTATCCTTTCAAGAATGAAGAAAATTAAAAATCCGATGAGAATGTCGTCAAGTGACCTCATTTCTTTTACCGAGGATTAATTCCGTAGCGATCGTTGATTGGCAGTTTGTTTCCGTATGTGCTCGTGCTGACAGGGTTGACGAGAGGCACGGGGTTTGTTGCAATGTCCTGGAGATATACAATTTGTTGGAGAACGCCCGTCAGAACAAACTGGCTCGCCTCGTCGACAACTTTCGAATTCATGGTGTCGACCTGAGTCCTGATGTCCGTATATTCGTTTTTTGCCATGTTGATGTATACCTTGCGCATGAGCCCCTGAATGTCGGCGTCATTCTGCTTATCAATTGTGTACCCAGTCGTGTCACGAACTTTTGAAATGAGTAAAGAATGAATCGATTCTCGATTGAAATCTGAAAAAAATGCGTCTGAAAGAGGTGTCGACAAAAATCGTGTAGCCATTGTAATGCTCTGATAAAAAAATAAACCCTATATATCCTAGATGAAGGTTACTAAGCGAAATGGAAAGTCTGAAGAGATGCTCTTTGACAAGGTTACCCGGCGAATTCAAAAGCTGAATGAGTCCCCCGAGTTTGAGCCGCTCACAGGTGTCGCCCCGATCAAGGTTGCCCAAAAGGTTTTTTCGTCAATGTATGACGGAATTTCAACATCCGAGATTGATACGCTGAGTGCCGAGGTTGCAATTGGCATGATTACAGATGATCCAAATTACGAAATTTTGGCAACGCGAATTACTGTATCAAACCTTCAAAAAACGTGCCCGCTTACGTTCAGCGAGGCAATGATCCAGCTCCACGCAAAGGGAATTATTTCCGATGAATTCATGAAAACCCTTGCACTCGAAATTGATTCGTGGATTGACCACCGGCGAGACTATTCGTTTGGCTATTTTGGAATCAAGACGCTCCAAAAAGGCTACCTGTACACGGGGGAAACGCCTCAATATCTTTTCATGCGCGTCGCTCTAGGAATTCACGGGGAGGATCTCGCGTTGGTAAAAGAAACCTACGACCTCATGTCGAAAAAGTTTTTCATTCACGCGACGCCGACGCTCTTCAACGCAGGCACAAAGAGGCCCCAAATGTCGAGCTGCTTTCTGGTCGCAATGAAGGATGACTCTATTGACGGAATTTACGACACGCTCAAGGAATGTGCGCAAATTTCCAAGTGGTCGGGCGGAATCGGAATCCATTGTTCGAATATACGCGCTCGAGGGGCTAGAATTCATGCAACCAACGGAATTGCCGACGGAATCGTTCCCATGCTCCGCGTCTTCAACAACACCGCCAGGTATGTGAACCAGGGCGGCGGAAAGCGCAAAGGGTCGTTCGCCGTGTACCTCGAGCCGTGGCATGCAGACATTATGGAGTTTCTCGACCTCAGATTGAACCAGGGTGACGAGGAGGCGAGATGCCACGACCTGTTCACGGCGCTCTGGATCCCTGATCTTTTCATGAAGGCGGTTGAAAATGACGAAGATTGGCACCTCATGTGTCCGAATCAGTCTCCCGGTCTCCAGGATACGTGGGGCGAGGGATTCAACGAACTTTACAGGGATTATGTTCGGCTGGGTCGTTTTGTTCGCGTCGTAAAAGCCAGGGACGTCTGGAACGCCATGCTCAAGTCGCAGGTCGAGACTGGAACGCCCTACATGTGCTACAAAGACTCGGCAAACTCCAAGTCGAACCAGATGAACATTGGAACCATAAAATCGAG